GTCCTGAAACTGAAGTACCTGATATAGTATAGGGTGAAGAAGAAACGATAGGATTAGTAGCTCCAGCATCACCTATTTTTTCTCCTGCAATATCTTCTGAAAAAGGTTGTGTATTATATTCTATCCTTATTTCATTTCCACCTGGAGCATCTTTAATATCATACCCATCTACATAATTACCATAAATCAATCTATTACCTTGAATAGTTTGAGCCTTAGCAATTCTTGGTACATTATCATATAATCTTAATAATTCATCTGACCCTAATGTCGTATATATTTCACTGTTATCAAATAGAATTGTGTGAAAGTCATTATTTGACCATCCTTCATCTACCTTGTTATATCTTTTAATTACATATATAACATTACTTGTTGTCTGCTTATAAAGTAAATCTACTTCTACTACCTGTTTCGGTCCTGTAGAAAAGGTAACATTACAGGCATTGTACCTATTAAACATACCAGCATTTAAATAGTTTTGAATACTAAATTGAAATGATTCGGGTTGAAATGCTGGAAGTGAAAATAAAGATATAGCACTATACCCACCATCCTCATATCTATATCTGTATGCAAAAGATAAAAATCTTGTTTTTATATAATTCTGTTCCCCTCCAACAGTAATTTGATTAGGGTATAAAGGGTTATCTTGATCTGGTGGTAGAATATCAAGTAATTCTACATGAGGTGTTCCTAAAGGAGCAACTTGTGTAAGAGGATCGTAATATTCATAACCTGGTGGTTTTACAATTACACTAATATCTTCTTCTACTAACAGATCTATATTTGCAAAAGGCTGTAAATATCCTGGTGGTGATTTTTGTACATTTATAACTCTTGGAGGATTTAAATCATCAGTAAAAAATAAAAGATTTTCTATTTTACTAACTCCTGTTATTAAAAACTCTTTATCAAAATTTAAAACAGATGTACTAATAACATGATATATTAAAGTAGAAGTGTTTGTATTATAAGAAACTATTAAATCTACTTTTCCCGTTACTACAGAGTTTGCATTAGAAGGATCATTTATAAACCAGTATAGAGTCTCATTAACCCCATCCTCATAAACTCCTATAGTCCTTGCTGCAGGACTTAAGGTGGATCCACCATACTGAACATCTGTAAGAAGAGTATTTCCCTTAGAGTTCTCTACAGCGCCTATTTCAGTACCCTCAGTAGATCCTAACCTAACATTTAAAGCGTCTACATATTCTCCTTGTGGAACTAACCTTTCGTCCACCGTTTTATTCATCTTCCCAGCTATGAAATCAGTACGTGATTGTGCCATATTATTTTATCAATTTATTCTGACCCCTCATATTCATTAGAAGCCTCCCTGGGTGTATATTACTTAATCTTATTTTAGCATTTCTTAATAAAGATGATTTATCTTTTCTTGCTCTATTGATAATATATTCTTGAGCTCCATGTCTACTATTTAAAATAGCGTATTTAATATATGCATATATAAAATCTTCAAACATTTTATTTACACTCACGTTTGAATCATCACCATTTTCCATTCCATCAGAAACATATTCTAATACCACATACTTACCTGACATTACTGATGTAAAATTAATTACACCTCCTTTTTTATTAATACTAAAAGTAGGATTTACATTTGCAGTTTCTGTATTTAATCCGAATCGTCCTTGCACATTATAATCAAAACACCAATTACCATCTACATTCCATCCCATCTGACCATTATAAGGACCACTACCTAAATACATGTTTTGTTGTTTACCAGCCAACCTTTCTATATCAAAGAAAGAATCATGAGGTTTAATAACATTTCCATCTATATCAAATAATACTTTACAGTCATGATCTTGCAAATAAGCTCCACTCCAATTGGTTTGAATATTTTCTGTTAAAGGAAATAACATTCCATCTCTCATTTCTGATATCCTTACCCAATTAACATAATCTGGTGGTAACACAAACCTTAACTGATCACAAACTTGTAATTCTAATATTTTTATTTCTTTCATTGCATCGTAATTCAATTCTTGAATTCCTCTCTTTGCATGAAATATAACTTGATAACGATTTATATTATTTATAATTTCATTATTACCTTGATACATTAACATAAAATTATTTACAATATTTTCTAATGTTACATATTGATAAGAACCCCAGTTAGCGTCTTCAGGAATAACTCCTCCGTTTTCATAGTGTTGATAATCTGTAATATATGCCATAGTTAACTTGTTTCTTGTGTATCGTTACCTTCTTCAGTTGCCCCAAAATTATAAACATCAGCCTCTCTAATTTCTATTCCTACATACTGACAAATTTTTGCTATTAACGTAGGCTCATCAGAATCTGGTAATTCAAACTCTTGAAAGTCAGATTGTGTTGGATCAAATTGTGGCTCTCCTAATCCTAAATTTAAGTATGTCCATCTTGGAGAAAGTGGATACCTTACATATTGAGCTTGTATATCTCCAGCATTTAAAATTGTAGAAGGATATATAGTAACTATATTACCACCTAATACATATGCTGGATAAGTTTTAGTTGGTGCTGTTAACATAGAATTAGTTAACAAAAATATTTTATTTTGACTTACTCGTTCCACCTCCCTAATATTAGTGTTAGAATATATTATATAAGATTCTCCAATAACATTAAATATATTATCACTTAAAGTTATTTGAGTTGTACTTACAACTCCAGTAACATAAGCTTGTTTTAAGGTAGTTGTGTTTACTATTAACGATCCTATTTTAGGTGTTGGAGATGATGCTGGTATTGTATTCCATCCTACAGCATTAAAATCTACCAATGAATTAGCAAGTACAGTTGTTGCGGTTCCTGTAAATAAAGGGGTAGAATAATAAAATAATTTATTAATTAAATAAAAATCATTAGGTAAAGAGAAAGTATTAGAAATATTTTGAGCTAAAAAAACTTGAGTTGAAAACCCATCTATTACCTCAACTAACCCCTTGGTTATATTTGCATATCCTGTTCCTGAAGTTCTTCCATTTTCTCTATTAATCCAATTATTATATGAATAAAAGTAATCCTCAAACATATCCATTTGAGCTTGTTTAGCATAAAGGTTAAAGTCCTGAGGAGATATATATCCGTAGTTATTTTTATTCGCTATTGCTAATACAGTATTTCTTACTTCGTTTATTGATGCAGCCATATTATTTAAACATTTTTACAAAGATAATAAAAAAAAAGAGGCCCACTTTATTTGTAGACCTCTCTTTATTTACTGATATACTTAAACTAATTAAGCATTTACAATACTTGTTACAGCTTTAGGCAATGCAATAGAATACATTGGTCTTGTCCAACTTGTAACTAAAGCAGCTTCATGAGCAATAACAATAGCATTATAAACATTGTGAGCAACTTGTGCTGCAGTTGTTACTGTAGTAGCTGTTCCATCCATGTACTTGATCACAACTGTTGTTGCAGTTGCAGATGTTGTACCGATTGATTTTACTCCGCTAAGACTAATTAATGCATTAGTAATAGGAGCATTTGTAACTTTGATAAATTTTTCCATTTTATAAAAAGGTTTTAATGGGTTAATAAAGTGCAAATATAAACAAAAAAAAAGCACCCTTATTAGGATGCTCTTTCTGAGTTATAATTAGAAATTTTTATTTCTTTTTTTTCATTGTATTAGATAATAGCTTATATGTTTCTACACCATCATCTGTTTGGAAGTAAGAAGCAACAATATCTGTAGGGTCTTCTCCATAAGGTACTGTTAACATTTTACTTTTATTTTTTATCAAGTTAAAGTACACGTCTCTATTTTGATTTTTCATAATAAGATACCCTACTCCAAAAAATTGAACTACATCATCATACATTTGTAATGCAGGATCATTTAATACATCAATAAATTCTTCAGGATAATTTCTTGAGAAAACTAATATATCTCTTTTAAGTTCTGCTGTACTTAGTTTATCTGCTGCAGATCCTATAAGAACTCTTGATACCGTCTCCAGCATTTTGATATCTAAATCTCTTGCTAAAAGTTGAGCATCTAAAATTAATTCTTCAATCTCTAACTCTGCAGCTGCATCTTTTTTATTATCTATTTCTTCAAATATCATTCCATTTCCTGGATGATAAGATAAAAACTCTTGAAGAACTTGATTTGATCTATCTACATTTAAAAATCCATCTTCAAATACAACAGGCTCTAAAATAGCATTTCCATCTTGCTCATCTTCAAATGGGCTTTTCTGATTCCTTGCGTAACGAAGTGGTCTGTTGGTATTAGTGTCTTCATCAAAATAAAGTAATGAGGATCTTTTATTGTGGTTTGACGCTAACATAAAACATAATGGTGCTACGTCTCTTTTTAATCTGTACTGTCTTGAAACAGCGGTTGTTGCTTTTTTCATTTTATTATAATTTAATTAAATTTAAAAAAAGGGGAGGATTTCTCCTCCCCGAATTATTGTTATTTATTAATCTCTAAATAAGAAGAAGTTGTTTGCACCTAAAGTACATACAGCTCTTTCAGATAAGAAATTAACAGTCATTGCATCTAAAGAAGATGTTCTTGCTCCACCAGCTGAACCAGTGATCCAAGTTTTGTAACGTCTATCTTCAGTTTCAGAAGCTCTATATCTTACATGTAAGAATGGTCTCTTAGCGTTCTTACCTAAGATTTGGTCATATACAGTAGTTGAACCAGCTGGAACCATAAGTCCGTTGATTGCACCTCCTGTTAAACCACCTCTCATTGTAGGATCATTTAAGTATTTCCAGTCAGACTTGTAGAAATCATAACCTCTACGGAATCCTGTGAAACCTAAGTTTAAAGCCATTTCTTCGTCATTGTCAAATAAACCATATGAAGTTCCACCTGCTCCGTAAGAGTTTTGTGCAGCTAACATATCATCAATATCGAATGAGAATTGTCTATTACAGAAAATAACATTTTCTTCAATAGCACCTTGCTTATCTAATCTTTGGATTACATTATCAAATCCTGCAAGAGCAACTGGGTTACCTCCATTCCAAACATTTCCTCTGTTGTTTACTACAAAGAATACTCCTTCAGAACCTTTATTACCCATTCCTCCTACAGCTCCTGGTAAAATTGCTGCTGCACCAGAACCTGCTGCTGCTGGAACTGCTTCAACCATTGCAGTCTCAAGATAGTCTTCAAAACGAAGTCTTGTTTCATGCTCAGATTTTAAGTACCATAAGTATCCTGAACCACCATTCTCAGTAGTTACCTCAACCCATCCAATTTGTGCCATGTCAGAACCACTTACTTCGTAAGTATCCTTAATGATAATTGGAGAATTTTCAAAGATAAAGTCTTGAGCTTCGATAGATCCAGCCATACCTTCAGTTCCTTTTTGGAATTCAGAACCATAAATAAATATAGTTGTTGTAGCTGCTGGCAACATAGCTTTACCTGCTGCCTCATAGAATGCTACTGAAACTGTAAATGGTGCTACTGATGTTACTGCTGTTACAATACCTTTATTACTTAATACAGATCCTGCAGTCTCATCAGAGATCATAACTGTTTGACCTACTCTAATAGCTGTAAATCCATTTGCTGGAGCACTTGATGCTGGAACTCCTGGGTTTACTTGTGCTCCTGGAATAGTAAATACATCATTAGCTGCTGCTACAGCTCCTGGAGCTGTACATGCTGTGTATTTAGTGTGTAACCTTCCTTGTTCAGCCCATTTGATAAGGTCTGAGTTTGAAGGCATTTCAGCACCTACCATTCTTAAGAATGATGCTACTGTTCTATTACCATATCTTTCAAATTCTTTTTCATATGTATCTGGAAGATACTGATTAAGAAAATCAAAGTTAGTAATGTAATTTGATGCTAAGGCTACTTGCTGACCACTTGGTTGCAAGTCAAAGCCTGGGGGGGTGATTACTGGCATTTTTTTTGTTTTTTAATTTATAATTTTTTTGCACTTCTAATTTTGAGTCCTTTACCACTGCTCGAATCGCCTACAGCTCGAATCTTCAATCCATCTTTACTGAAATTCTGAGGGGTGGGACGTACATCCATATTAATGTTTTTTGATTTTTTAGAAACATTATCAATAGTATCCGTCATCCCTTGATTAAAAAAGAATTCAGCAAATTTGTCAAGATTCATAGCTACTGACATAGCTCTATGATATCCCTGAGCGTCATTCATCAATCCTGATTCTTTATCCATGAACTTATCCACGAAATTATTCACATTAGATTGTTTACTTTTCAACTCATCTTTATCACCAGGTTTAAAGGTTATACTCTTATCTCCGATATTGAACTCAAAACCTTTGAACTCACCGTTAAAGACCTCATCAGTCTTATTTAAAAAGTAATCATACCTTTTCTTCTGTGCTTCTTTTGCAGTGTTAGATTCCTCTACATAACTTTTATAGCTATTAAAATCTTCTAATTGATCTCCAGATAATCCATTCCCGCTTGACTCAAGAGGAATGTTATATTTATCTTTCTGTTCGTTTAAAAACTTTTTAGCTTTTACAAGTTCTCTTTTCTTTGCTCTCTCAATTTTCTTAATATCACTTGGCTCATCTAAATCTTCATCATAACCAAACTTATCCTCCATTAAGTCTTTTATATCCTCACTATCTAAACCTTCTTCAGTTTGAGAATAATATTGAGACAACAATTTGTTGCTGTCCATTTCATCATAATTCTGTTGTAATTTAACAAAATCTTGAATACTACGACCAGTCTCTTTTTTATATTTAAAATAAGCAGATACATCTTCAGGTAATTCTTCATTTGATTCTTTCGTTTCAAACAACTGATCTACTGATTCAATATCTTTATCATACCTATTCTTAATATAAGAAAGAACGTCTGCATCATTTAACTCTGATACGGGAGTTTCTTCTACAGGTATATCTACCTTGTCTATTGAATCCTCATTACTTACTGGATCAAATTTTTCTTCATGCTCTTTAAGTAACTG